ATGCGTTTCTCTTTGAGCATCACGTACTCACGTGGGGCGTTCTTGTCTTGCTCGTGGTTTGGTGCGTCTGAATTTGACGCTTTGCTGTTTGCCATTGGCATACGCTCCAAATAAAAAGCCCTGCGCAATGGCAGGGCTAAAGGTAAAATTTAGGTATAAAAAACCGCTTTAGGCGGCGTGTTTATTCGTACTTTATTTAAATGATTAAAGGCTTGGCTTTTCTGGCCACACTACATCATCAGGGTTGCTGTAGGTTTGTGGAATGTCTGCGAGATCTTGAACATAGTCGTCCAATTCAGCCAGTTGGCTACTTGATAGCGCAGTGGGATTTTGAGCATCATCAGGCGCTTTACCATTTCGCAACTCACGATGATGACGCAAATAGATATTATCAGTCTCTTCGATTTTTTTATTTCGCTCGCTGCGAATATGTGACCATTTTTGGGCATTAAGTGCTGCTGATAATACTTCTGGAGGAAAGTCTTCACTGTCTGACGGTACGTTATAATGCGTTGCGCCAGCGTGGCTAAAAATTTTAATTATCATTCAACTTTCCTTAAAAAGTAGCGTTTGTAAACATATTGAGTTTTTCTGTGGTTTCAGGCATCAACTCAGCCCACCCTCCTGGGACACCAACTAACGACACAGAATAAACATCAAGACGAAAGGTATTTTCCGTACTGTTTATATTTTTCAATATAACGCCATCTGCAGTACAGTTCGTTTTATCAATCGTGACAGAAGAAAAATAAAAATCGCGAGAAGAATAACCAGAATGCGCAGCTGAATACGGCATATCAATTAAATGTACTTCAGCAAAATAGGTGACAACACAAACATTTGACTCAGAATAAGAAATAAAGCCATTCGCAGAATATCGCGTGGTTGAATCAAACATTCCTTGTGAATCACACATCAATTTAACTTGAGCACAAAATATGGTTCCTGAGTACAGCCCGAGACCATACGTTTTGTGCTGCCCACCTGTTAAAACCACTTTGGGATATAATTTTGGCCATGATTCGTTTGATGATCCACCTCCGTAATTACCAATTCGGATATAACCGTTGTTCATAAAGAAATTGACTGTATGACTTTGGTTAGCTCGGAATAACAAGTTGACATAAGAGCCACTAACAACTCTACCTTCTAATGCCGATGCATTTTGTACTGGTTTAGATGATGACAAGCCATCGTTACTATCACTACCGTTCTCAGCGTCGATATAAAACTCTTGTGAAGCCATTGCAACAATTGCATCAGGCACCGCTGCTGTTGCTTCATTTACCTTTTGGTCAATTTGAGCCATCTTTCCCGCCACTTCGGCAGTTTGTGCTTGGCTGGCTGCGGTCTGTTCTTGGGAAGCTTTCTTGACTTCTTGCAATTCATTCAAAATTTCAGACATTAATTTGTCTCCAATTGTCTTAATCGCTCAGCTTGTTGCATCAGCATATGCGATTGTTTTGTTTGGACTACTTGCGAGCGAATGAACGCAACCGCATCTTTCATCATTTCGGTATCAATCAGAATGTTGATATTTTCCACACCCACAACTACTTCAAGTGAATCAGTTGGTAGCGCGGATAAATCCATCGTGAAGGGAATAACCACATGCGCTTTTGCCGCCTTGTAGTTCAGTGTTGTGTTTGGGGCTGAAATCACTCCCAACAAGGTACCAGTAGACAACCAGATACCAATCTCACGAATGGAATACTCATCATCCCCTGAGAACTTAGCAGTACACTGCAGCGACGTTGCGCCCGTGTCCTTATACTCGGAAATTTCCACTCGCTGCTGTTCATTCTGCAGCTTTGTTTGGGTTGGGCTTGGGGTGTATGCTCGGTCACCTGCAGATATCCATTTTATCCAGGCTTGAATACCGCTTTCTTTGGCGCTAATACACTCCGCTAAGCCTTGCTCGGTAATCGTTACGGCTAGGGTCATGGCGTTCTCGCTGTTGTGTAGATATGAGTTACTGATATTGGGTGAGGGCTAACTGCTGAACCTAAGTGAGCCTTTCCGCTCAGCGTGGTTTGATTTAGCTCTGCTTTCACCGACATAGGATGAATAGTGACAGGGGTTGTATGTCCAATGCCTAATGCAGCGCTCCCTTTTACATCTAATTGCCAAAGGTCTGCTTTCGTCTTGGCGGGTTGAATATTGACAGAGGGGGCACCTGCTGCTTTCATTTCAAAGGACTGAGACACCCCAAACGCTAATGCCAGTTCGATTGTGTCCCTTTCAGACTTAACATGATTTAAGCGCTCTATAAGACGGTGAGCGCGCTCTTGAGTTACGGTTTGGTGACTCTTACCCCAAGCGAGCACATAAACCGTATAAGGCAATCCCCCGTCAACTTGCTTCCAGTGGCTTATTTGCGCCGTGTAGTCCACGGCATCTAATGCCTGAGTAATGCCTGCACTAGTACCACTAGTTTGATGAACAGCGTAGGACACCTTAGTAATTGCGCGCTTTTCAGCTTCGCTATCACTAAAAAACCAATCGTTAACACCTCGTTCTGACGCCATCAGAGGTAATAATTCCTGAGAGATCGTCATTGGGTCATTAATGGTTGGCAGAGCATTGTCACTTTTCACTAAGGCTTTGGTGCCTTCTTCATAGCTGCGCTCAAAGGTGGTGCGGTTGTCGGGTAACAGCGTCTCTTTATCAATTGGTTCTGACATTCACAGTAACCCCCTGACAATAGGGCGCTTCAAACCAATCGCACGTTACATCACTTGTAGGGCTGAGAATATTCAACCGTGTAGCGTTGTAGTTATGGGCGATTTGATGAATACGCGAACGTTGAATGGTGCCACCCAACTTATGTTGTTCTTTACCGTAAGCATTGAGAGCTTGCTTTAAGCCTTCACGGTCTATCAATCGGGTTGGTGCGGTCTCTTCCCATGCCTCAATCGTGATTGAATACGGGGTAATGTCTGCAGAGGCCGTAGTCAGATAATCGGACTCTTGAGCAATATCAGGGCGGCTACAATAAGCTAAAACGGCATCTTGTAGGGCTTGGTCTGCCGTACCGTCACCAATTGGGGAAAGCACTCGAATCTGCACTTCACCGGAGTTCGGCGTTACCATTCTTGGTTCAGCATCTTTCGGACGGATAACGCCCTCGGTTGAGGTAAACTCAAAGCGTTGAATTATGACGTTTTCGGATTCACGATAGACAGTGATCAATGGGCGCTCGCCCAAAGTCATGGCATGGAATTTATAGCCGGTTCTCGTTCCCGTGGTTGCTAACCCATATGGCGCTAAGCTATAGCGAAGCAGGAGCGAACTATCAGACTCCTTCACTTCCGCTATCGGTGGGAAAACTGAGTTATCCGCAGGTTGTATCACTTGGCGTTTTAGACCTAAGCGTGACACCACCAAATCAATCATTTCAGAATCCGTGGCGGTTTCTGAAAAGTTCTGCAGATATTTGTAGTTATCGTTGCGCGTTTCTTGCTGCCTAAAAAGAATCATGGCGTCTAACAGTAAGGCGGCTGACTCGTTAGGGCTGCGCAAACCCGTGGTGAGTAATTGCGCCACTTCTGCGCCGACTTCTTTCACTGCATGAGGATAGAAGAAATCATTTATAAACCGCTCTCGCATCACCTCAAACGGCTCAACGGTCAAAATATCAGGGACTTTAACCACGCTCATAGTTCTAGCACCTCGTTTTGTCCGTCATACGTGTAATAAATCTGAGTGCGAAAGCCCATGCCGTGTATTCGAATATCGACTACAGGCTCAACAATGTCTGATAAATCGTTAGCGGGGTTCGCAATGATTCGGTGAATGCGGTTAATCGCTTTCATGCGGTTGTGCTCGTTTGCCAACCCCATGAGCTTGCGATACTCACCGCCTACCTTTCGGCGTTTCTCTCGTGAGCCTTCTTGCGTGGTGATCGCTTTCGCTAAACGACAAGCGGCTTGCTTGGAGCCCGTAACCGTAAGCCCCGTTTCGGGGTCAATACCTTGTTGCATGCTGACCTCTACTCTATTGGGGTTTCAGTTGGTTGGCCTTCGTTGTTCACTTTATGGCGGTGAATGCTAAATTTCACATTACCTATCGTGGCATCTGAGAGCGTGGCACCGTTCGCAGACAACGAGAACGCACCAGGGGAATAACTCAACACGCTTGGCGTTTTAACGTGGGCGCTCACATCCAATGCACCTTTGACTTTCACATCCCCTGTTTGGGTGTGGGTGCCTTTGGTGTTGGCTGTGCTTGCGGTTCGGTTGTATTCACTGGTTTGCATCGAAATCACATCCGATGCTTCAACCAGAAAAGCAGGGGTAATGAACTTGACTGAGCTATCCGCCTCCACCAAATAGTTACCGTCAAAATCTGACGTTACTTTGAACACATCCAAAATGCTTAAAATGGTTTTTCTTGGGTCGGTATCATCAGGGGAGAAGTCAGAACAATACGCTGCAGGTAAGGCTACTGCGTGAGCCTCATCAACACCGCCTGACAGGTTCAACACCATCACTTGCTCACCGATACTTGGAGCACGCCATTTGATCACCTCACCCGCTTCAAATGCTACCCACTGGATGGGAGGCGATAAATAGTCATCGTCTGAGTTAGGAGCGTAATCAATGACAGCTTTAACGCCTGACACTGATTTCACGCGACCTAATCGAATGATGTTTCTAAGTTGACGCTCTAGGCCAGTAACACGATCTGAGAGATCAAGAATCGCTTTCGTCAGATTCATAGGCTGTTTGCACCTCACCATCGTCTTCTTGGGTCGCCATGGACTTAAGTAAGAACGTTTCTTCTTCTAAGTTTCCGTAGCGAATGGTTTGTTCAAACGTGATGGCATAACCTTGCTCGTTCGTATGCCACTTAAGCGGGTAGCCTTGAATCTCTTCGGGTTCGTCTACGCAATCAAAATCAGGACTTAGCGCCATGCTCTCGCCGTTTTCGTCTTCGCCCATTTGTTCGGGTTCAACAAAATACTGACCTTTCATTTTGGCGCTAACAAAGCCGCCAATGTTGGCAGCTTCTACGGTGGGCTTTGACACGTTTTTAGGCACCTTGATCAGCACCGTAACCTTAAGCGTGTTTTGTTGCCGTCCATCGTCTGAATAACTGAACTCTTCAATTTCTGGCAAAGGCAGCTTAATAAATGGCTTCGGCTTGTCTTGCTTGTCTGGTTCATCGTCATACTGAACCGTTGCCTTATTCCCTACCGCTTTCGTGAGTAGCGAGTGAAGTAGCTCAACATAGTCACCAAAGTTATTGATGTAGTTCATTTAAAAACGCCTCTTTGTAAACGCCTTGAATTTCCGCCTCTAGCTGTAGAATTTCTCTTTCCATATCAATTTCAACATGATCGGTAACTCTCTCGACGGGCGGTGATTTTCGCTTACGGCGCTGCCCTTTAGGTAGTGGCTTTCGACGAGGTTTTGGTTGTTTTGCTCTTTCTCGCGTTCTTCTCCAAGCCAGTATTGGACTGTTATTCATTGATTGGAAAAAGACGCGGTTGTATAGGTAATTGTTGGCTACTACTCCACCCTCGACCTGTTCACTGTCATTGATAAACGCTATGTTTATCGGCAGCAATCCATACCACATTGAGGTTTGTCCATCCTTAACCTTGCCTGCCTTAACTCGCCTAGAGATTGACCTTCGGCTTATATTGAGTTCTTCCCCTATCCTTTTGATAGACTCCTTGCTTAACCATTTCTGCGCGACTTTTAGTGCCACCTTTGCGCATTTGTCGATGTGATCTCTATCAAAGTATTTTTCATCTTCTACGCTAAGGTGAACATTCATCATCGCTGTGGCGTCCAATCCGTTTGTGGCTTATCGTTAAGAGGCTGCAGAGTGTGTAAATACGTAGAGGTGTTAAAACGTTCGCTACTAATCACCTCGTACTTATCGCCGTTGGGGTGCACGCACTCGGTACCTTTCACCAATAAGCCGTTATGACTTTTCAGTTCGTGCGTATCGTCCTTGTAGCGATAACGGCAGGGAACAGGTTCCCCGCCTATCTGCCATTCTTTAGAAAAAGCCGAATCAATTAAATGATCCATTGCCTTACAAGATGCCAGGTAAGTACAAAGATTGTTTGCCGTGCTCAGTGATGAATGCACCAATTGGCTTGTCATCAGGGGAAGTTGGTTTGGTTACGGTGAACTCTTTCGCTGTTGGGTCAAAGTAAGCGTATTCACCTGCGTAATTAGGCGTATCACCATCTTTAAGCGGGAAGTCTACAAACACCCCTTGCACTTCACCCGTAAACGGTTGGCCTTCATCAGCATTCATGGCGGGGATAACCAACACCACGCCCATTTTAAGAGGAACGCCATATTTAACACCATCAGCAGGCGCGGTAAGGGTTAGATTTTCGTTGTTAGCTAGTAAGCGCATAATCAAATCTCTTTAAAGAAGAAACGAAAACGCCACCCGTTTAGGTGGCGCTTTGAAGTTGTGGCCAACATAGTTATTTCTAACTATGCTCGAGCCGCTAAGCAGGGGCTTTAATGTTTTGCTTCATCACGCCTTTGCGATCGACTGGCTGAATCACTGAGTCGATGTAAATTCGAATTGTGGCACCGTCTGATTTCCAATCTTCTTTAGTTTCCACTTGTACGCCGTCTGCGTCTTCATGGTAACCCTCAACAAAGGAAACATGATCGTTATGAGCAAAGGCATACGCCACATCAATACCCGCTAAGTCAGCCAAGCCCTGAACCTTATTAAACGCTTCATACGCTTCGTTTGGCTCGTCTTTGATGGTTTCCGCTTTCATCAGTGCGCTTGCTTTCTTCGCACGTTGATTCGACGTTAGGTAAACCTCTGGCTTAAGGTAAAGCGGGTTGCCTTCACTGGTTTGCGCATCTGCCATTTTTCCTGACATACCCGCTAACGTTGTAGAATCAATCAAACCGTCAAGCTCATTGCCTGACGCCTTACTAAATAGCGCTTTACCATCTTTCAGTTTCGGGTTGTTCTTAAGCAACGCAATCAGTGAATCGGCAGGGGCTTGAGCACAATTGCGCACCGCCTTTTGAACCTGAGAGGTGATGAAATCAAACTTATCGCTCATGATAAGTTCGCGGCTCACTTGGATTTCATAACCCAATGTAGAGAGCACCGCCGTATCACCAGAAGCTTTAAGCTTCACTTGGGTAAACTTACCGCCTTCGGTTTTCACACCAGGCTTACCAAGGTCATTCATGATCAGAATGTCATTGGTACCAAACTTCATTGGTTGGCGTGTCACCAATGGCGCGTGCCATGATTCCAGATTCGCCACTTCGTTAATGATCAACGCACCCACATGCGTTTCAATGATATCGCCTAGCGAATGGGTGTTGTTAGTAAACGCATGAGCGACTAACTTTTTCTTGGTCATTTGGGTGGCGTCAGTGTCACCCACATAGCCTGCGTGAGCTCGTAGTGCTTCGGTGGCTGACATATGGCGGTAAGGGTTGTTATCGTCCCACTTACACGCTTGAAGGCGAGCACCAAAGTAATTGCTAAGGTGATCTCGTGCTGCACTTGCTGTTAAGCCTGCTTGGTGTTGTCCTGAAGGGGTTGGAGATTGAGGGTTACCACCTTCTAGATCGTCACCTTGCGGCTCTAGGTATGCCAACAACTTAACGCGAGCCGTTTCAATATCACAATCCATATTATCCAAACACTCTGCTTTTAGCTTTTTCGCTTTAGGGTGCTTAGCAAACAGTTGATTGATACCTGCTTTACGCTGCTTTTCTTGTTTC